ATCGAATAGACTAGCGTCAATCGTTCAAGCTTATCATAGGCATCGCCAAGGCTTGGCCAAAATTACACACACATATCCAAATCCAAGTTGTGCCTTACTTGAAGCGGTTGATGTGCTACACTCAAACACAGAAGAAGCACAATACAGGGCTCAAGAACGTGCAATGAAAGAGGCTCACAATGGCTAATAATCAAGTTGAAATTGATGTTGTCTTAAATGCTGATCAAGCCGAGAAAGGCTTTGATAAATTAGAGGAAGGCTCTAAAGCGGTCGGTGAATCCTTTGGCAGTGTTGGAAAAGCAGTAAGCACTCTTGGAGGCGAAGCAAATCAAGCCCTTGGTGGTGTCGGAGAATCATTGAGCGGTGTTGTAGATGGCTTTGGTGATCTTGCTAGTGCTGCCAAGAATGGAGGCGCTAGTTTTACAGCTTTAGCCGGTCCAATTGGAATCGCTCTTGTTGCAATTATGGAGTTAATCCAAGCTTTCAAGGAATACTCAAGCGAAGTTAGTGGAGCTAGTTTAAAGATTGAAGCTTATAGAGCCTCAGCAAGTGAATTGACTTCGATCATTGAAGAACTTAGTGACGCTCAAGTAAAGCTTAACAAAGCAGACATTGAAGCTTTTAGAATCCAAAGCCAAAGAGCGCAAGCACTCACAGAAGAGGGTCAACTTCTGAATGAAAAAGGCGCTGAAATAAGAGCTGAAATTGCACTACAAAAAGAAGCTATAGTCCAGATTGAAAAGAAAACTAAATCTGAAAAAGTTAACTATGTTCAAAGACTATTCTTTGAAACAACAATAGCAACCAAGAGACGAGAGATAGCAAGACTTGAAGCCAAACTCTCTCCGATCACTCAGAAGTCAGACACTCTTTCCATAAAAGGAGCTAAGGAAAGAGCCAAGCTCACCGAGATGAGAGAAGATAAGCTCAAAGAGTCTCCTGAGTTCTTAAAAAAGATTAGAGAACTTGAAGCTAAGATCTCCAGTGAAGCAGATAGAAATTTATTACAAGCTACAAAAGACACAGTTAATTCTCAGCGTAAGATTGCAGAGATCGCAAGCAAACAAAAGATAAGAGATCTCAAAGGCATTGAAGATATTGGAGAAGATGTAAGATCAAAGGCCATTCTTGCCGAAAGAAAACGACTTGAGGCAGAGATCGCAACCATTGAGAAAAATGCTAGTAATAAAAGACAAGCTGAGTTCCAAAAACGAAGACAGAAAGCACAAGCCGAAAGGGCAAGAGCTAAAGCGATGGAACTTGCTGAGGCTAGACAACTTCAAGCCGAACTAAAAAGTATCAGAGTCCTTGAACTGGAGTCGATGAGGATTCAAGGTGTAAGTACGATTGATTTAGCTAAAGAGCGATACAATGACGAGCTAGCTTTGGCAGGTGAAAACGCTAATCTGATAATCATTGCAAAAAAACGATTAGAGAATGAACTTGCAAAGATTGAGCAAACAGAACAAGAAAAAAGATTCAATCATGAAAAACAACTAGCTCAACAAAGATCTAATTTCATTTTCTCTACTCTTGAGTTTGACGCTAAACAAATCGAAGACCAAACAACTAGAGAACTAGCTCTTTTAGATCTGAGATATGAAAAAGAAATCAGATTAAATGAGCGTACTCAAGAAGAAATCACAGAGCTTCAAAGAAGACAGAGCATTGAAAGAGAGAAAATCCAAAACAGAACTATGGATGCTCAGATTGTTAAACTTGGTGAGTTTACAAAACAGTTTGGAACTGGCTTTGCTCAAGCGACTTATAACAGTTTGTTATTTGGAGAGAGCTTTCAAAAGTCCATTGGGAGTGTCTTAGTTGGTCTTGGTCAGCAAGCTTCAGTTGAAGCCTTAATGGAACTAGCCAAAGGTTTTTCAATGCTCGCTAATCCCTTAACTGCTGCTTTAGCTCCTGCTCACTTTAAATCAGCAGCGATCTTTACAGGAGCGGCGGCGGCGGCAGGTGTGGCAGGAAAGGCTTTGGGCGGTGGTGGTTCATCAAGCGGAGCTTCAGCTTCAGCCGGTGCAACTTCCCCAACAGGGACTCCACAAATAGCAAGTACACCGGAGAGAGAAGAGGCCGACTCATCTAGCATGGTCTTTAATATAAACTTTGGCGGTGCTGTAATATACGATACTAAACAGTCAGCTGAGCAAGCTTTGGCTGATCGGATAACCAACATACAAAATAGACAACGTCGTGGAGCACCACGAAGAGGAGCGATGTAACATGCCTTTGAATAATCCTGCTCCAAACTTTGGACTTCTCACTTCGTTTGATATGACTGGTCAAAGTGGGACAACTGTATTTACTCGATCCGGAGGAAGTGCGGTGGCTCTTCCAACATATGCAAGCGGTCAAGGTGTTTATGAAGATGCTCTGTTCTTCTTGAATGGACGAGGTAGTGACGCAAGCTTCAAAGCTGATCATCAATTAAGCTTGGCTACTTTTGGCGCTTCTTGGTCTATGACAATCAACTCAGATGATAAAGTCACTATTCAAGCAAGTGTTCAATTCAAAGTTACATCAACCGGAAGTAATGACCCTTTTGGCTTTGGTAGTTCAACGCTTGTTTCTAGCTTAGTCGGTTCGGTTTATATTCTCAGTGCTCCCAATGATTGGACAAGAGGACTGATTGACCTTGATGATGTGAGCTATAGAATAGACGAGTCAGGAGGCTCTGACACTTTCAACTTTCCGAGTATCAAGAGCGATGTTCAAGATGTTACTTGTTTTATTCGTGGTTATAATGAAAGTGATTCTGACAGCTTTGGACTAAGCTCACTTCAAGCACTGGATAATACTGCTCAAAGCTCAACGACAATCACTTGGACAATAACAGATCAAGGTTTCACTCAATGTCACTACACAACATCATTAGGAGACATAACCTGGAACAATACGACCATAAGGGATCTCTTAGGATTCACAGGGGGAGAGTCAACTGTGGTCGATGGAAGTCACTCTCGTCTAACATCTACCTACAAAAACCAAGCTGTTTTAATTCCATCAAGACCTTATCAAGGCCATCACTTATCAGTAGAAAACATGAGCCAAAGTCGTCGAAAGATTGGCGGTGGTTATGTATCAAACTTCATAGGCTCTTATATAAAGTCAATACTAAGATTTGATCTTGATGCTTTACTCGATGAATCTGATGATTATAGACACTTTACAAATAACTTTTTGCCGTTGGTTTCGAGTGGTGAACGAATCAACTTCTATCAGTCCTGGGGAGACTCAAGACGAGCACTGATCACAAGCCAAGTCAACGCAAGTCAGCCAAGCTTTGACCTTATGTTTACTTCTGAAGATAACGGAGCTTATGGCAGAGTAAGAGGGAGCTTGATTGATAGTTCGTTTGATTTAGCTTATCCAACAAGGTTAAAAAGAAGAGTACCTGTATCGATGGAGATTGAACAATTATGAGCAATTCTTATACATCGCCTCCAGTGTTAGTTGACCCTAGCAGAGTCACAGCAGGCTTGACTCTAAGAACAACAGAGATCTCAAAACTTGGAGAACTTGAAAACTATTCTTTTGCTCTTGGTGGTTGTGTTGATGTTGTGGCGCAAAGTTGGGGGAATACTGTTTTTAGATCAGCAGCAACTTCAAAGACTGATCTTTGTCAGTGGTATATCCCAAGACCGAGCAACATACATAATACATTTAAGTTCTTCGTTTCGTGCCATAGGTCAGCAAGTGGAAATAAAGTTGGTGGACGTTTAACGTTTCCACTTTCCGGGAACACTTATGAGTCTGAGATTGTGATCACTGATACAAACAGATATGGAAGTGTTTTTGAAGAACTAACTATCTCAGTCACTGGCACAGAAACGGAAACATTTTGTAGGCTGACATTGTTTATAGAATGTTCAAGTGGCTTTGTAGAAATAGCAAATGTAAATGGTAGGTGGTCGCCTCTAAGCTCACCACTGACAACAGGAGTTCTTCAACAAGGTACAGATACATTCACACCACAAGGAATTAATAGACTTGGAGCTGACAGGCCTTTAAGTGCTCGATTTGGTGTAGAGACTATTAACAATATAACGACCATAAGAAAACGAGGCCGAACCTTATTCAATTGGTCGGGAGCTTTCAACACTATAAGCGGCAGCACCGAACCGGCTAAAGGTATAGGGACTTTCGACCTTGATTTGATGTATTCAATCGTGTCTTTGTTTGGTGGCATGAATCAAATAGATGATCTGAACGTGGATGTATTTATCAATGTTGAGAATTATTCAAGTGGTACTTTTGAAGTAGATATATTTGGCTATAGATTAGCCATCGTTCAAAATGGTTGGAATAGCTATGGGTTGAGTTTAAGACTTAGTGAACTTGCAAACTATAGTCGAGATTTCAGACTATCTATGTACGAAGTTGGCTTGATGCCAACATCAAGAAATCAAGCGATCTTACTTGGTGATAATAATAAGATCACAAGCTCTCCAGTCTATATCAAAGGCTTGTCGATCATAGGAGTTTAAAGTGTTAATACCAACCGGATATAAAAAACTTCCAAATCAACAAGGTTGCTTCAATAACCAATTACTCTTTGGATCAACAGTGAGTCAAATGGCGAGCGCTCTTGCTCAGATGACACACTGCAAGTTCTTAGGTCAAGCTCATTATTATGTGGGTCAAACTGTTGATGCTACAGTTGGAGGGCGACAAGGTTCAAGCACACTTTACAAGAACATAAATCAATATAATCTATTATTTCAAAGCACTCCTATCAGTTCACATTTAGCTTTGATCGTTCAATGTAGAACGGCAGGCGATGTTAATTTGAATAGTTTTTTTGACGTTCAATTAAGGAATACAACTGGCAACAGTTACTCAGGAACAATCCTTGATCATGGTGTAAGATTTGAGCAAGGTCTTGATTTGACAGGTGGCGACTTTGAAACCATGACAGCTTTTACAGGTACACAATTAATTGAAGCGCCAACAAACACGAGCGCAGACTTTCCAAGGCCTTTATTTATTCCAACTTCAAATCGTGGCCAATTGTTGAATCTACGCTTTGACTTTAATTATGTAGAAGTTTTTACTGTTCATATATATGATTTACTCGTGCCTGAGGTAACATCATGACAATAAAAAGAGAACATGGTCGAAGAATCTTCGCTTTACAAGTGAGCGGTTTAGAGTATCGCTATCACAGCACGACACCACCGACCACAACTAGTCTTGATTCAAACATAGCGACAAGTATTGCTTATATTGATCAAGAGGGTATCTCATCAGTCGGAGCTTTTAGTGCTTCAATTGATCCAAGCGGTGGAGTAGGACAATACTCAGCCATTTCGATCACCTTGCAAATAGATCGCAAAGGTGGACTTGGTGACCCTGGTGTAATTTTCGGGAGATGTGGCGCAAGAAGCGCAAGCAAAAGAGCACAATTAACGGGAGATATAAACAGAGTAGAAACGACAATCAAAGTCAATACAGACTTAAGCGGTTTGACTTATCCTCGTTTGTTCCATATTGGCTCTGAAACAATCCGAGCAAGTAGCGCCACAAGTTCAATCATCACAGCAACAAGAGCGCAAGGAAACACCACAGCACAAAATCATAACTTAGGATTAGAAGGTAGTTTTCTTCCTGAAGTCGCAACAGAGATCACAACTTTTAGAGGTAGACGAGCAAAGCTTTTCATGGCTCATCGTTATCCGGATGGAACGGTCAGCACTTACATTGAAGTGATTAATGGATTTATCGAGCAAAGTCCAATTGTAGAGGCAGGTGATTCTATCTCTCTTTCAATCGTACCATTGACAGCTTTGATTGATACTGAGTTAAGCGATAAGATTAATCAAAGTAGACTCGTCCAAGGATATCATTATTTCGATGGCAATTATGGAAGTGCTTTAGAGTATGCTCTTGGTTTAGGAAATGACAAAGAGAACGCTCCACCGTCTTTAATTCCTGACACGACAGCTTCAATCACTGCTAATACATTTCTTGGCTTGATGGTGAATAATAGCAGTAGTGAAAATTACTTAGATGACTTTGATACTTCTTTACCAAGTGGACCAGATCGTGACCAATATATTGGGGCTCATCCAAGATACCCAAAACTAAAAAAGTTCAATGAAGAAAACTTTAATAATGCAGGAGTCTTCCCAACTGGCTTTACTTTCAACACTTCATCTTCATTAGGCCATGATGGATTCATAGTAAATGCAGATAGCTCTCCAAGCGAGGCACTGACAGCAACTGAAATCACAAATAGTATTTTATTATTATCAGTCAACAGATATGAATTAAAACAACATCAACTTGGAACTAGTGAGGTCAAAGAATGGCCGGACGTAATCAATGGTGTTCTTGCCTCAAGTGGTCCAAGTACAACTCAAGGCTTAAGCGGTGGTGTAGCTCGATGGAGACTTAATTCAGACAATGTAATTAGAGTTAATAAACTCAGTAATTCTCCTTTTGCTGCTAAGGTTGTTTTGTGGAATGGGTTCAATGGTTTCAGGAACTTCAAACAACACATAGAATCAGAGTTTGGTTCATCATCTCCAAGGCTCTACACTAACAATGGAACGAGCTTAAACTTTCCTCCAGGTATTGGTCTTTATTATCCTTTAGATATAGGTGCTGAAGATGACCCAATCCCGACAGATCAAGGCGATACATTTACAGAGATAACAGCGTCAACCGAACCAAGAACAGGATTCTTTAACTTAAGAAATATAGCTCTTGGTTATTATCAAAACTTTGAATCTAAAATCTTGATTGAAAGTCCTCTTGGATTGCCGACAACTGAAACGGCCGGAGAGACTTATGATGTAATCGTTAAGTACTTTGACAGATCAACTCAAACAACAAGAAAACAAACTTTCATTGTAACTCATGAGACAGGTGCGACATTTGGCGGTCAATCTGTAGGAAGACTTTTACACATAGCAGACTTCAACAACTTCCAAGGAAATGTCAGCTTTGCAGATTGGCAAGGTTCGGAAAGAGTACTGATCTTTAGAGGAAGTCAAGTAGTTGAAGACAATGCAGGTGAGATCATGCTTAAGCTTCTTGAAAGTGGCGGAGGTGATCAAGTCAATGGAACTTATGACGTTCTTGGAATCGGTCTTAACATTTCTAGCAGTGACATAGATGAAGAAAGCTTTTTGGCCATCGGTGCTTCTTGTCCTTATACATTTACAAATCAGTTTGCAGGTGATGGAACTAATTTAAGACCAACGTTCGACAGTCTTCTGAAACTCATGGGAGCTTGTCTTGTCATGAAGCGAGATGAGACAACCGGCCGAAGTCGTTTAAGTCTTCAATCACTTGGTGCTGAAAGGTCAACAGATACATCATTGTCTATTGAGTCGGGCGATTGGCTTGCTGAACCTCCTCCGTATTGGGATATATACGAAGACATAGTCACACAAATAAAATATGAGTTTGATTATGATATAGATGAAGACAGCTTTTTAAATGAAGTCATCTTCAACAATCAAGAAGCGATCAATCGCTATGGTGGAGAAAGAAGCAAGATCACTCTGAGTCTTCCCGGAGTGAGTTCAAGAGACTTCGGAAGAAATGCAGGAGATAACTTTAATTTTTTTCTTCCAAGTTCTTCAAGAATCTTCAACATTCTCTCGAATCCTCTGAGAGTTTGGCGAGGCTTGATCGGTACTGGTCCAAGTGCTTTCTTAGATGTCGGTTCATATGTCACAGTAAGCTCACCACATCTCAGAGGATATAGTGATTCTTATGGAGTGACCAACGGTGTTGGCATGATTAGATCAATCAATCAAGAGCTAATGAGCGAGGGTTGTGAGATTGAACTATTAACGACAGGTTTAAGTCCAGTAGCTTGGAACGCAACAGCTAAGGTTAGCCTTGCTCCGACAAGTACAACTGTTTTACTCGCTACCGATGATTTCAGCTTAAGCGATGTTGATGATGTGAGCTTCTTTGCAGTCGGTGACGTTGTTGATTATCTACCTCCTGGCGATCATGACAACGCTATCATAGGCCTTGAAATTCAAAGCATATCTTCAAATACTATCACGTTTACAAGTGCTCATGGTATCTCTACAATTGGAGGAACTTTAGAGCCAACCACTTTCGCAAATGCTAGCGCCAATCATCAAGCCGATGCTTATTTGGCAAATGCAAGCAGTATTATAAACACATCAACCGACGCTCAGGAGTTTAGCTGATGCCAACTAAAGCAGAACTTGAAAACCAAATCTCAGATCTTAAACATGAGATCAGAAGACAAGAACGTTCAATCAATCAATTAAAGCTTGATATAGATGAGCTTCCATCAAATGCTTTTCAGCCAAGCTTTTCGACTCCACACTTGTCAGAGCAAACACGACAGGCACTTGATCGAGCAAGCCAAGAATGGGAAAGAGTTGTTTATGATCCTTGTCAAAGAATCAACACATACATCAAAACCAAAGAGGGCATAGGCTGGTCTTGGGAATCTGATTATATAAAGAATGGTCAATTTGCTTGGTGTGGTGCGTTTGCTGCCTTTGCTCATAAAGCTGTCAAGTTCCCAATAAGAAACAAGATCTTCCCTAGCTGTTATCGTATGTATAAAGCATGGTCGAAAACTTCACGCTCGATTGATCATGCCAAGGTTTCGCCAGGTGATATTGTTGTGGTGTATACTTCCAAGCGATCAATCCAAGGCGATCACATAACTCTTTGTATTGATAATTCCACAATCAATGAGGGATATATCACAACCATTGAGGGGAATGCTCATGGCACTCTTGGCGATGGAGAGTATGGTGAGGGAGTCATCAAGCGTGAACGTAAGCTAACAGAGTTTGCTCACGTTTATCGACTATTAGGAGATGACTTTGATGAGTGATCCTAAACTTTTAGATAAAGCAGGAGGACGGAAAGTCTTAGCTTTTTATTCTGCTTTGGGATGTTGCTTTATTCTAGCTTTATTAGACAAAGCACATACTGAAGTTTTAGGATTGATTGATACATTATTCTTCATTTATGCCGGTGCGAATGTCATGGCAAAGCGCCAACCCCAACCACAACCAAAGGACAAATCAAATGAGTAAACTTGGAGTACAAAACCCAATCACAGCAGGTCAAGTTGTAGCAAGTTACAACGCTTCTTCAGTGTCAGACACCGATTGGCATACATTAACGAGTAATGAGTTTTATGACACAATTACAGGCACTCAACTAACTGATGGTTTACAGTTTGCCTTCATTGCTTTGATTAGCTCATCTACATCAACACTAAGCTTTTTGAAATTAAGAGCTGCTTCAGGTGGTAGTGATGGCAAGACAAACACCGATGGAGTGATTCCAGTATTTGGTCGATTTGAGATTGATAGCCAAGCACTTCAAGCCGGAACTTCAGTGACATCTATTGCATATGCAAAAGGCGCAAGCGGTGACTCTGTTGTCATTGTTGCCGGCTTCAATAAATAAGGAGTAGATTATGTCGATTAAAACACAAACTTTTACAGGTGGTGGCGGTGGAGCTGTAACAGGAGGCCTTGAATACAAAGGCACATTTAACGCAACTACAGGTGCACCAAGTTTAGCAAATGCCGAACAAGGTGATTATTATAAGATTGCAACAGCAGGCACAATTTACGGCCAAACTTGGGACATTAACGACAGTCTACTGATCAATGCTGATATGGGCGGTTCAATCATAAATAGCAAGATCGATAAGATCGATAATACCGAGCCAACTAATGTACTGATCACTACTAATAACTTAAGCGATTTGAACAACGCTACCACAGCAAGGACTAACTTAGGTCTTGGCAACGTTGCAACACTGACAACAGGTGTAGCAAATGGAAACGTGATTGTAGCAGACTCGACCGGACTACCTGCGATCGATGGTTCACAGTTGACAGGAGTGACAGCGAATGATTCGACTCGATTAGCTAAAACTCAAAACCTTGGTGATTTGACTAATGTAGCCACAGCACGAACCAATCTTGGTCTTGGCAATGTAGCAACACTGTCGACAGGTGTTTCAAATGGAAACGTGATAGTAGCGGATGGAACTGGACTACCTGCGATTGATGGTAGTCAGTTGACAGGAGTGACAGGCACAGATTCAACCAAGCTTGCTATTGCAAACAACTTAAGCGATTTGAACAACGCTACCACAGCAAGGACTAACTTAGGTCTTGGCAACGTAGCAACGCTGACCACAGGTGTTTCAAATGGAAACGTGATAGTAGCGGATGGAACTGGACTTCCTGCGATTGATGGTAGTCAGTTGACAGGAGTGACAGCGAATGATTCGACTAGACTTGCTAAAACTCAAAACCTTGGTGATTTGACTAATGTAGCCACAGCACGAACCAATCTTGGTCTTGGCAACGTTGCAACGCTGACAACAGGTGTAGCGAATGGAAACGTAATTGTAGCAGACTCCACAGGTCTTCCGGCCATCGATGGTAGTCAGTTGACAGGAGTGACAGGCACAGATTCAACAAAGCTTGCTATTGCTAATAATCTAAGCGATCTAAACAACGCAGGGACAGCACGAACCAATCTTGGCCTTGGCAATGTAGCAACGCTAACCACAGGTGTTTCAAATGGAAACGTGATAGTGGCGGATGGAACTGGACTACCTGCGATCGATGGTTCACAGTTAACAGGGATCACAGCGACCGATTCGACCAAGCTTGCTATTGCTAATAATTTAAGCGATTTGAACAACGCTACCACAGCAAGGACTAACTTAGGCCTTGGCAACGTTGCAACACTGACAACAGGTGTAGCGAATGGAAACGTGATTGTAGCAGACTCGACCGGACTACCTGCGATCGATGGTTCACAGTTAACAGGGATCACAGCGACCGATTCAACCAAGCTTGCTATAGCTAACAATCTAAGCGATTTGAACAACGCTACCACAGCACGAACCAATCTTGGCCTTGGTACTGCTGCTATCTTAAATGCAGGTACTGGAGGAAGTAATCTTGTACAGTTAAATGGAAGCTCTCAACTTCCTGCTGTTGATGGTTCTAATCTGACCAACGTTGGAAAGTTCATCGACTACACAACGCTTTCAAGTAACTCAAATATATTTAAAAATAGGGGTTACAATATAACAGCAAATAGTCTTACGTTAACACTTCCTGCAAGAAGCACTCTAATCGATGGAGATTCAATCGCTTTCACTTCAGCTGCTTCTTACTCTGTGACTATTCAGCTTAATTCAGCAGACACATCAACAAGTAATATTTTCTATAATGTAGGCTCAGCGACAAACGCAAGCTCTCACACAATAACTCTGAATAAACAAGAGATCTTTATTAGATACAACGGCTCAAGCTTCTTGATCACTTCCGAAACTAAAGGTGGGATCGCTGATGTAGTATCAGATACAAGTCCACAGCTCGGAGGTAGTCTTGATGTCAATGGTCAAGACATTGTTTCTGTGTCCAACGGTGATATTGAAGTCGCTCCTGATGGAAATGGATCATTCATAATCAAGGGCAATGCAACAAGTGGAAGCGGTCGAATCGTTCTAAACTGTGAGCAAAACTCACATGGAATAACGCTTAAAGGGCCTCCACATTCAGCCGCTGCTAGTTATACATTAACACTTCCAAATGATGATGGTGATGCAGGTGAAGTTTTAAAAACTGATGGAAGTGGAAATCTCGATTGGGTTGCTCAAAGTGGTGGTAGTAGTGCTCCGACTGTAACAAGTGCAAGTCCAGGATCAAACTATACAATCTCAACACATGCAGATAATGAAGAGATTTATCTATTAACTCCATCAACTAATGTGTCTGTTTTACTTCCATCGACTTCAAGTTGTGGAAGTGGATACAAGTATCAGATTAAGAATCTTGGAGCTTATACAATTACTATTGATCCAGATGGCTCTGAGTACATTGATCATAGTAGCCAAACCACGTTCGATATTGTTCAATATGAAAGTGTAACACTGGTTACAAATGGCTCAAACTGGTTTATTATCTAAGGAGCTTAATATGACTTTTGTTCATAAACTTGGATCATTACAAATAGCAATAGCTGACTTAAGTAACAGTTATGCAAGTAGCACAAGTTCACCTTATGGCTTGAGTAATGCAGTTGGTAATTTGTCGTTATCGATTAGCGCATCTGACAGTGATGAGATAACTTTAAGTAGAGGGCGCTATGTGCTTTATGCTGTGCCTTATGTAACTACTACTGCCAATGTGCAGTTTACATGGCAATCTAACGCTAGTGGTTCATTTGCTAATGTTGGTAAAGTTGGTAAAGTCCCGATCACTGGAGATGGAACTGGGCAAAACTCATCGGCTGTTTATGCATTTGATGTCACTTCAAGCGTTAAAGTTAGATTAAGACTAACAGCATTAGGAGGCTCTGCTACTGACTCAGGTGGCTATATAAGAATTTGCAAGGGGGATTTATGACATTTTTAAAAAGACCAGGCTTAGGTTTATGCTTTGCAACAGGTGGCACTAATGCGTCAACAGTGGCAGAAATCGGCTTTGATCAGACTGAGGATAGTGGAAGCATTTATGATAGTTCAGATAGATCTAATACATTTAGCACTCCAATATTGGGAATAACTCGTATTTGTGCAGACGAAACACAAGCAACTAGTTTAAGACTATCGCAGTATTGCGCTAGTGATAATGAGACAGACACAACAGATAGAAAATATGTTTTTAGCGGTCGAACATGTGATGAGAATGACACTCAGTACATGAAAGGCGACTCTGAAAGCTATTGCAGAAATAATGTAGTGAAAATTTATGAAAATTATACAGCAGTGAGTTCAAGAAAATGGGCCTGGTTAGACTGGACTCACCTTGAATATTATCGTGTAACATAGGAGCTTATCATGACATTTTTAGGAGCGCATAAACTTAAGCTCAGTCAGCATATTTTCACATGTACTGACAATCAAAGCAGGAGCACAGCAAGTGCTATTGTACAGCTAAACTCTACTATCTACACACAGCAAAACTATTTCAATTACACTCCAACTGTTAGCACGACAGACGATAGAATCACTCTTCCCGCAGGCAAGTATTATTTAGAGTCTGCTTTAAGTGTAAAAAAAGCAGCCGGAGGTACTTGGAATATAGAATACTACTGGCGATCTTATGATTCAAGCTCAGCAACATATACGACTTTAGGCCATGAGGGCAGAGAAAATGGAATGATTAACTCAGGCAATCCCTACAAGAATCAAATTGCTACTGCTTACATTGAAAGTGGGAGTAATATTGAATTATCAATTTGGGCTGAAGGTTCATCGAGTTATGTTATAAATCCAACTGATGCATATACAGTACCGAATTATGGAGGCAAGTCGAGACTTGCAGTATGGAGAATAGAATGATTGAGCAACTACTAGCAAACAGAGACACTATACCCTATGCAATCGCTTGTTTTTGCATTGTACTCGCCATGGTCGTTGGCTACATGTTCGGCTATCAAGAGCCAGGATATATTTGTGCTGACTATATCATTCAAGAGCGTCAATCTACGAGCAAGGCCATTGAGCTTAATGAACAGTTGACAGAGTGCAAGGCTAAAGCTATCGGTGGCGCTGTGATTGATTGTAAGCGTCAATGTGATGAGCAAGTAAGCTCAGCACTCGACAACTATAAGAAGATTGTCTGTGAGGACTAAATGAGTTTTTTTTTAAGCGTTGTAATCTTCCTGACTCCCCTTGTTGATATACCTCCGACAGCGATTTGGCTAGGTAAAGGAATCAGCGTAGTTCAGGGTGAAAAGATCAAAGTTGGTGAAACTGCTAAGTCAACAAATATGATGTTGTCAGTCCATGATTTCATTCGTTTGAAATCAGCCATGGAGAACTCGACTGATCTTTGTTCTTGGGCGATCACTGAAACTTATAATGAATGTATGCAAGGCTCGAAGCGTCAACTTGACATCGCTTTAAATCGTGAGTCGAGTCAAACTGATTTGATAGCAGCATATGAGCATCGACTCAAAGAAACTGAAACATCATTGAGCAAATCAGAGAACTATTCTAAAATACTTTTATATGTTGTCGGTGGTCTTGCTATTGTGTCCGCTTCAACAACAACAATGTATTTAATAGGAAAGTAATCATGGATTTGAATCCGATTGATGTCGGCCAATTATTGGCGCTCTTGGTTTTTTGGTACACGACAAACAAGGACAAAGGCGAGAAAGCTGAAGATCTTGGGAAGATGAAGCAACAAATCAAGTCTCTCGAAACAAGAGCAGGCAAAGTTGACAATCAACTCAACGAGATCAATGGAAAGCTAAATCAGCTGATGGAATCAAACGCACGACTTGAGACCCAGTTGACAGTTCTTATCAATCAAAATTGAAAGACAAGCATCTAAAAGTCAGGATCAAGCAATGTGATCTAATCGCTTCAAGCTCTCCTTGTCCACGTCGCAAAGTTGGAGCTGTCATTGTAGATCCTGGAACTAATGTGATTATTAGTGAGGGATACAACGGAACACCAAGAGGAAGTCATGATCACTTATGTGGTGGTCAAACTTGCAAGCGTACCGACCAAGAAATAAAGAGCGGAACTCAAAACGATATCGGCTGTCATCATGCAGAAATGAACGCCATCTTGAACGCAACAAGAACAGGTAATTCAACTCTTGGTAAGTGGCTTATAGTCAACTGTGATCCTTGCCTTATGTGTGCCAAGGCGATTCATCACAGTGGAATAGTTAGAGTGTATTGTCCAAAGAGGTCGAGTAGTGGTCTTGCTTATCTTAGAGAGAATCAAGTGAAGCTTGTATCAATTGAAACATAAGTCAAAGAACTCATTTACTTTTGTCCAGTCGTTTCTCTTCATGTAGGTCAATAACTTCTTAGCTTCGTTCATGTATTCATCAGGTACTCGATTAAGAACACTGACAAGTTCAGCATAAGCGGGCTCGATAATTCTTGGACCATAGATGTGAGGTGGACAATCTGCAAGTTGTGGGTACTGTGCAACAAACCCACTATGTACAGCGTCAATGGCTTCTTGATTATCATGCTTCCACCACTCATGAAGATTTACCCAAGACTTCCTTAAGACATCGTGTCTTAAAAAGCTATAGAAAGCATCTTCAAGCTCTTCGGGGTTCATATCAGCCGGATCAAGCTTTTGTCTGTTGAGTCTGCCTTGCGCTTCTTCTCTTGAGATTCCATGCTCTTCGACTACATCCCAAAACTCTTCTTCAGTATTAAACGACCAAACTTTCTTCAGTTGACTTTTTTTTTGAACTTTCTTTGGTTCTTCTTTGGGAGCTTGAGCAGGTTGAGTTTGTACTGGTCTTTGTTGTGGAGCTTGTCGGATATTGATTTCTTCACCGAGTGAGTCAGCGCTTATTTGTGCTCGTTCGTCATCGCTCATGTTTGTGTTGTCTGCTATCTCATCGGCTGAATAAATACCACTGACCGCATCCGGAAACGTTGCACGAAGTCCCATTGTCAGGACTCTTGATCTAAGCATTTGCAAAGGCATTGTTTTCCAGTTTCGATTGTTTGTTAGACCTTGGGCTTGAGCCATCTCAATCGTATATACAAAAGTATGGACGATCTCGCTTGGTTCATCTTTACGACTAAACTCCATTGTGCATTGTTGAGCAGTCCAAGAGCTTATTCTCATGAATCGAACAAGTCCTGAGTTCCTGCAAATGCCTGCCATCGCATCTGCGCCAAGGCTAGGTTTACCGCGAAGACAAAAGCTTTGAGTTTGAACCAAGCCAATATCTCCATTGAAGTGGTGACCAAAAGCAGCATGACATTTTACCAAGTCTTGAGCGTTTCTATTGTCGAGTAATTGAGCGATGTTGATTGCTTCATTAATGTCTTTTGGAATATAGATTGATTTCATAATGTTCTCCCTAAGTTGTTTGATTAGAATTGATAGTCAGCTGTTTGATAGTCACGAGCCTGGTCTAATTGATCTTCCCAAGTCTCTATATTGTTAACGCACCAAGCTCGAATGTTTCCATAGTTTGGCTCAGTATTAATCAGCGCCTTTTGTCGAGTGTAACCAGTGCCATTCTTGATAGCGTTTGCACATTCATCAGCCGGAGGATAACCACCAAAAGTGATCATGATGTAGAAGATCGGAGCGATAATGATTGTTAGTAAGCAACCTAGTTTTAGGTCTTGGATAAATTGATTGTCGGGATTCATGTCAGTGTTCCTTTTGATTAGTTTCTTTTTGAGATTTCGTTCTTAATAGCTGTCAACAATTGCCACTCATCAGAAGAAAAGTTTTGTGGAGCTTCCCAAAGCTTAGTCCAAAGCTTCTTCTGAATTGCGTTGAGTTTTTCATCATTGAGTAAAGCGAAAGTAAGAAAGTATTGATTGTCGGGATTCATGTCAGTGTTCCTTTTATTATTGGTTTAGTTCTAGTGCTGCTTCTCTGTCGAGTTCAGTATTCAGTTCGTCTTCGTATTGAGCGATGTCATCTTGCTCAATGTCTTGATCATCGTTCTCAGCTTCGAGTAGTCTTCTCTTTGCTTGAAGTAGTTCGATTCTCATTGTGATTGATAGTGTCTTTATATCCATGTCAGTGGTCCTTTATTTGTTTTCTAAAAAGTCTTGAGCTGTAAACTGATCTTGAAGAACTAGCTTACTGGCAATCTCTGCTAGCTTGTGTGCAAGGATGATCTGATTTGCTGTCTTTGCTAGTTGATCAGCCAGTTCAGCGCTTGGCTTTGATTGATTGTTGATGATTCGTGATAGATAAGTCAGTTTAGTTCCGGACTGTTCAGCGAGCGTATTCATTCTGATCATCTGTTTTAGTTGCTTACGTTTCTCTTCAGTCATTGTTTGTGCCTCTTTCAAGAGTTCTCCAAGCTGAATCAATACAGTCAACAATAGTCTCTTTGTTGTAATCGTTAATGCTGCAAAGTTGCTGATAGCTTGAATCACTCTTTGAAAACTCATAAATAGTTCCATATGATAAATCGACTCTGAAAGGTGAAACATCAAACTTATTCATGAGTCTATCCAAGTTTTTCGCAAGTTTTACGCTGTCATATGATTGAATTGTTTTTGTACTTAGTCTTTTCATTGCCTCTTCTCCTTGGGCGATCTGTTGAACATGTTGAATAATTATCAGACTAAAAAAGCATAGTCAAGTTTTTTTGCAGAAAAAAAAAGTTATAGACAAAGTAAGCTAACATTGTTAATAGTTGTTCACTCTATATATAAGGAGACTGACATGGAGACAAAGAAGAATGGACTTGCTCTAAAAGATGAGCTTAGTATTCAGGTAATGAAAAGACGTGACATAACAGCGACAACCAAGCTGATCTTGATTGCAATTCTTAGTCGAGTTGATTGGAGTAATTGGGAAAGCTCAAGAAACTATAAGATCGTTTCACAAAGAGACTTAGCAGATTTGGCCGGTACTAATTACAAGACAGTATCAAAGTGTATGACACAATTAGAGAAGCTTAATCTTATTAAGCGAGATGTCTTTAAGAGCACGAAAACAACAGCACCACCAATCAAGGTTAACATTGACCTTATTCAAGCTTATGAAGCAAAGAAGATTAAACGATATAAGAAGAAAGAATCAAAGAAACAAACACCAACTTTTAAGGCTGAAGAAGTTCAAAGCTTATCAGGGGGTGATAACCAAAGACTATCAGGGGGTGATAACCAAAGGCTATCAGCAGGTGATAACCAAAAACTATCAGAGGGTGATAACCAAAGACTATCACTATCAATAGATAACAATAATACTTCAATATATTCTCAATATATAAACCCATCACTTGGCCAAGAGTGTATTAAGGATTCTGCTTATAATGGAGAGGCTGAAGATTGGGGAACTCCAAACGCTGAACTCTGGGGAGATCATTTACAGAATGATCTTTTAAATGTTATCCCTCAAAACACTGACATGAAAGACAAGGACTAAACTATGAAAAGCTTAGCGAGCGAAGTGGAAAAGATCACTCGACACTTAGAAGAGTTCAAACGATTAAGAGCAAACAGGCCAAAGTCTGAAAAACCAAAAGTAACTTATCAAGACTTTCGCCATCTAAATCATGACAATCTTGAAGACCACGAGATGATTCATCAATCAGCAGCTTACTTCAAAACTAAACAGATTCCGTACTGTGGAAGATGTGGCGAGGGCTTCATCTACTCAGTTTGTGAACTTGGCAACAGGACCGCAACAATCTGTAAATACTGCGAGCGACCAAGAAGAAGACTTAAAAAGCTTAATAATCTTCAACTTCCTTACGATGCGATTGGGATGCATCTCGGACGATACGAGTTTGATTCTCAAGAGCAGTTTGACAAAGTTAAAACCTTGGTGACTTGGCTCAATACTCCAAAAGATCAGCGTGATGATGTATCTCCAAGTCTTTATCTTTGGGGAGCGCCAGGGAACGGCAAGACATCATTACTTTATGCTTTGGCGAAACAAGCAGTCTTCTCTGATCATCGAGTTATGTTTACAACTCACACTCAATTGATCGACCTAATCAAAAGAACATTCAAAGGCAAAGACGACAATCCTTTGGACCAATGGCTTGCTAAAACTGATCTACTACTCTTTGATGAGTTTGGCGGAATCGGTGGAGGTGCTAATATGACAGACTGGTTTAAGAGCACAACCATCGACATCATTCAAAGAATCTATGAACGATGGGCAGCAGGTAAGCTCAGCATTGTCATGACCACGAACTTGACTCCTGACGAGTTATTCAACCGAGCATTGAATCGAAACAAAGCCGGAGCATCAAGACTTCAAGCAATCTTTAAGAAACCAATTTACATGCAAGGAAGAGACAGGCGAGGCGACAATGGAGACTTGTCAGCGTGGGGAGTGAAATAACTCTTGAAAGCATCCTGAGTTTGTTTTAAGTTCTGCCTCGCTTATCTATTCTCAATTTATAAATTTATTAAAAACAAAGTGTGTTAAACACGGTTTGACTTTGGTTGTTTGTAAGTCTCTTTTTGGTACAAGATCTCATGAATAGATAAGCTTTTTTTATTTTCCTGTTTCGTTTTATGTTTACAAGGTGTTTACTATGTAGACAAAGGAGGAAGTTATGGAAAATAAACCAATGTCATTTCGAATAGGTGTAGAACTAAGAGAAGAAATAGAACGCATCGCACTCAGCGAGAAGCGTGCATCTTCCAACGTTGCTCGAATACTTATGGAGATTGGTCTTGAAGAATATAGAAAAGCTTCGTCTAGAGCTTCAGCAAGCTCAAACTTACTTCAACTTTTGGACAGAAAATAGACATCTACCAACGGCTGCTCAAAGCGCTGATTACTTTGCCGGTAGACTAGTCAAACTCAGGAAAGAGATAGACGATGGCGAGAAGCATAAACACAATAATGATTCAGGGCGATGTAGTCGAAGCTCCAAAGATCGAACAAAATAAATACACTCAATACTTACTCCTCAAAGTGAGAACTATTGATGCTTATGTTGATAAGAATCAGCAAGCGAAACAAGACATCGAAATACATGAAGTAAGAGTATTCGGTCAACTAGGCCGGATGCTTTCAGAGACTACTCAACAAGGCGACACAATACTTGTTGAGGGAGCGCTCAAGAGCTTTGATAAACAATTCTATATCAACGTGAAATCAATCAAGCCTCAAATGAAAGCTGATGGCTCAATGCCTGGAAATGATGTTGATAGACGGATGCCACTAAGGAAGATTTAGAGAGTACATTGCGTAAAGAAGACAAATTAAGCGCCATCGTCCTTGATCAAAAAAGACATAAGGAACTCACAGTGAGAATTGACTATCAAATCAGAATGTTAGCAATACAATATCAACGTTTGGGCTTTACTTATGCAGAGATCGCAAAAACATTCAACAACGCTGGGTTAAAGACAAAAAACGAAAACAGGAAATATACAGCTTCTTCAGTGTCAAAGCTAATCAAAGGGAATAAACATGGGTAAGATTTACAGAGAGAACAGTGAAGCTAATCTAATTGACTTCATGGGTAGCGATAAAAGAGTTGTTGACAGCGCAAGAGTCAGCTTTCTAAAAGATGATATCACAGAGACCAAGCTAACTGTAAAAGACAAGAAGCTCATTAAGTTCTTAGCAGCACATGGACACTCTTCACCTTTTGAACATTGCACAGCTACATTCATCTTGATCGTTCCTATGTTTGTGCGTTCTCAAATCATGAGACATAGGACATTCTCATATAATGAAGTAAGTAGAAGATACACTTCCGAGCTGATCAAGTTTTGGAAGCCAGATGAGTTAAGAGGCCAAGCTAAAGATAATCTTCAATGTTCGGATGGAGTTATTGATTCAAGTGAAGCAGACAGTATATTCAAACTAGCAACTGAGTTCAGCTTTGCGAGCTATCAACAATTGATCGACCTTGGTTTATCTCGTGAACTTGCTCGTGGTGTTCTTCCTCAAAGCACATACACAACTTTTTATATGACAGGCAATCTTCACAACTGGATTAAGTTTATCAAGCTTCGTGATCATGATCATGCTCAACCGGAAACTAGAGAGATTGCGCAACAGATCAAACAAGCTCTTGAAGTCTGCTTTCCAAACTCAATGTCAGCTTTCTTTAATCAAGATGATGTTTAACATAGTATTAGTTGAACACTAAACTTAAGGAAAATATATGAGCTATGAAAAGTTAAGAGAGTTTATTCTCCATCTTCATGATCAAGGCTTCTCTATTAATGAGATTCAAAAGGCCATCATTACGAATCACAATATGGTCTTATGTTTAGAAGATGTTCAAGGCTTGCTTGATGAAGCTTTAACTGCTCAAAGCGTACAGAAACACGCACGCACGAGGGAAGAACAAGTTTTAAAAGCACTTTGTGAGATTAAGAAACGTCTTGTCTATACTGACTGTTCACCACTTCACCGAGAGAGTGAAGCTCTTTATAGAACACTATGGACAACAATCGGAGAGCATTATGGCTGGGACAAAGAAGAAGACATCGAAGACATCGAAGACACCGAAGACCAAGCGCAAGACTAGAGCAGAGATAGAGCGAGCAAAGAAGAAAGAGCTTGTTCTTGAAAACATCCGAGTGGGGATGTCAATTGAGGCTTCATGTTCTCAGGCAGGAGTTGGCCGGCGTACTCATTACGATTGGCTTGAGAAAGATGACGCTTATGAAGAAGAAGTTAATGCTGCTATAGGATTTAGTGAAGCGGTTATGTTGTCACGACTTGATAGATGTATTGATGACAAGATGGATTGGCGAGGTTGGGCTTGGAGACTATCCAAAAGATTCCCTGACAAGTATGGAGATCTCAAGACTCTTGATCTTAATGTTTCCAAACAGTCGGATGGCTCTCAAGAAGTGCTTAGCATGATGAAGCAACTTGAAGACCAGTTCCAAAATAAGGAAAGCCTAACTTCTTCAACAAGGGAGAACTTGGAAGAAAGCTAGGCTTTACTGACATGAATAGAATGACAAATTCTAATCAAGAGGAAGACTAAAACATATCATGAGTGAAATCAAACTAAATCCTTTACAGCTTGAAATCATGAGAAGCATAACACGCAAGGACAAGGTTATTGCTGCTCGGTGTGGTTGGGGTTCGGGCAAGACTTCAGCTCTTGTATTCTCCATCCTTTACCTCTCCAAGACTCGCCCTGGTACTTCATCGCTATTGGTCACAGATACGACTCCAAGATATAACTCAGTCTTGATGCCAGAGATGGAGAAGTGGCTTGGTCCACTTGGTTGGACTTATAACCACACCATGAAACAATGGACTGATAAACACACAGGGAGTCAAGTATGGTGTCGCAGTTACTTTCGACCGGGAACAAGAGAAGCGACTCACAATCCTCTTGAGGGCTTGAACGTAACAAGCGGAGTCTGCTTGATTGATGAATGTCAGACCTTGACTCAAGAGGTAGCTCATAAAGCTCTAGGTCGTTTAAGAGCAGGACCAAGCCCAATCTTGATCTTAGTTGGCTTGCCTGTCGTTGATGCTTGGTGGGTCAACATGGCAGAGAATCAAGGACTCACACCTTTGTTTTTTAGTTCATATGTCAACCAAGACAATCTTGCTGATGAATGGTTCGAGGCTACAAAGATGCTTCCTCCCGACGAGCGAGAAGCGATGATCATGAATAAGCCAAAGCCTCCAACCGGCTTGATATATTCTGAGTTCACCGAGGCTAGCCATGTCGTCAAAGATTGGCAGTATAAAGAAACCATGACAGGTCGTATCGCCATCGATTGGGGCTTCAGGAAACCAAGTGTGTTAATCATTGCGTATGATGATGAGCTTCAAGCTTCGGTCATCTGTCATGAGATCAATCCAAAGGAAGTTACAACTCAACAGCTCACCACTTTAATACTTGCCATCGCTTGGCCAAGGTCATTGAAAGATCAAGCTCCTGGTCCACGAATATGGTTAGATACTGGAGTGGCTGACAAGGCAGGGAAAGCAAGGAATGATCAAACAGGTCAAAGCGCTTTCCGAGTAATGAGACAATTACCACCGAGAGGACTTGGAGTTCCACTGAGACACACTACCGATCCAATCAAGGTCGATATACTCAATGGAGTCCAAAGACTTAAACGAGCATTAAACTCTAAACGTTATCTAGTCACCAAAGAAGTTTGGGACAAGGGAGAGCGAGCAAGTGGAAACAGTATAAGGAAAGCTATTCTTTCTTATGCTTGGGATAACAAAGAGCAGCCCAAAAAGGATGGTCGAGAGGATCCGCTTGACGCTCTCCGATATGACTGCATAACATTCAATTGGAATGAAAGCGCACTCGATAAACAATACAAGCCAAGAAGATCAGCAAGTGGTAAAGGTAGAAAAGTAAATGTCGGAGGCTCAAAGACAAGGAGTTTTTAATGTGGATAATCCCAAAGAACTTACCCATATTTCATTATGCGCAGGATATGGAGGCATTGATTTTGGACTCTCAAGAACTCTCGGATCAATTAGAACAGTCTGTTTTGTGGAGATCGAAAGTTTCGCAATCAAAAACCTGGTCTCGAAGATTGAAAAGGGATTGCTCTCTTCAGCTCCTATATTCACAGACCTTAAAAAGTTCCCTTGGCCACTCTTTAATGGAAAAGTGGACATCCTCAGTGGAGGCTTCCCTTGTCAGCCTTTTAGCGTTGCCGGAAGAAAGCAAGGAGATCAAGACCCACGACACTTGTGGCCATACATCACAAAAGGAATTGAACAGTTGGGAAGACCTCCCATTGTTTTCTTCGAGAACGTTTCAGGAATCATCTCAAGTAAACTCAAAGGAAACGATTGGACAGACAGAGAGGGGACTTCAGTTTTGTTGCATGTCCTTAGAGAGCTGGAGAGATTGGGTTACAAAACAACGGCTGGCATATTCTCAGCGGCTGAAGTCGGTGCACCACACCAAAGAAAGAGAGTGTTTATTCTTGGTGTCAGAAATGAACTCAAACAGAGCGGAGTTGATTTTATCAATGAACTCATTAAGTCTAATCAATCAGACAGAGATACAACCTGGCCAGCATCAAGAGGGCAAAGACAGCACTGGCACGAACCACCAAGAGTTACGATGGGCGACACCTTGCACGATGGATCACTTACCTCCAAAGAGTCAAGAAACACTAATGAGACAAGCGACAACAATACGCAAGGGCAGGAAAGCACCATCGAATCTAAGAGAGCAAGTAGACCCTGTGGCAATGGAAGTTTACAAAAAAGTGAAGTGGCCCACTCCAACAGCTGGAATGGAAATGAGAGAACTTGGTGCAAAAATAGATCATTTCAAGAGAAGACAAAGTTTGAAGAAACAAATAGGATTGCAAGGGACAATCACGCTAGACAGTCAGAAGTTTGTAGGAAATCTCAATCCTCGGTGGGTAGAGACACTCATGGGACTCCCAATTGGTTGGACTATGCCAAGCTTTTTAAATCCTGTGAAAGTAGAACAGATGAGCTTCGATTGCTCGGGAATGGAGTAGTTCCACAAACAGCTGGTAAAGCTTTCACTTTGTTATGGTATGAATTAATAAACTAATCAAAGACAAGGAGTTTTTAATGGAGTTTATAGAAACTAAATTAGCAATCGTTCTTCTTGATCTTATAGGCTCAACTCAGTTTGTCCAATCGGTTGGCGCTATGAAGTCAGCTCAATGGCTCCAATATCATGATAGACTTGCAAGGTCTTTAATCTACCGTTTCAATGGTCGAGAGATAGACCGCTCTGATGGATTCCTCCTGAGCTTTGAGCGACCAATTGACGCTGTAAACTTTGCTCTTACTTATCAAGAGACAATCCCACCAAAAACAAAGCTAGGTTGTCGGATTGGGATTCATTGGGGGAAGATAGTTGAAGTTAAGCAAGCTGAGATCTACACCATGACTGGAGCTAAGTCTGTCGAGCTTGAGGGAGTGGCCAAGAACATCTCAGCTCGGACAATGTCAATCTGTCAAGCCGGTCAAGTGCTGCTTACTCTTGAAGCCATGAAAGCTATCCAAGGACGAACTAATAGTTTCACACCAAGAGGAACTAGATATGCTTGTGTTGGTGAATACAGATTCAAAGGAGTCAAGGAGACTCAAATCATTTATGCCGTTGGTTCAACTATTGAATCTTTGCAACCTCCACCAAGTGGAAGCAAGGTCAAGCGAATCGGTGGACCAGGTAAGATCAAGAGCAGAATAAGAGATCGAAAATTGAAAGAATGGATTGTTTGGTTCTTGGTTCGTTATTGCTTGATAATGATCTTTTATATGATCTCAACTCTTATCCCAATCGTGATCAATCCTTACACTCGGAAGATGAATGAGCTTGATGACTTGTTTCATTGGGTTGATTATATAGTTGACTTCATAGCTATGTTTTTAGGAGGTGTATTTTAGATGCAATATATGGGAGGAAAATCAAGAATAGCTTATAAATTAGTCAATTTTATGAGCTTAGAACGTCTTGAAAATATGACTTGGGTAGAGCCTTTTATGGGTTCTGGTAAGGTATTGGAAAAAGTCAAAGACCCTAGAATAGGTTCAGACATAAACAGTGAGTTGATCTCTTTGTTTAAGATGATACAAGAGGGATACGAACCACCTAAAATTGTAACTGAAAGTTTTTATAATTTAGTCAAAAAAAATCCTCATATTTACCCGGAACATTTAAGAGGCTTCTTGAGTTTTGCTTGTTCTTTTGGTGGACATCGATGGGATGCATTTGCAAAGAACAAAAGAAATCACAATTTTGCTTTAAGTGGTTTTAGATCATTAATGAAACAAAAGCCACTTTTAAAAGGTGTCAAGTTATTATCAACAGATTACAAGTCTTTAAAATTAACGGAACGATCTTTGATTTATTGTGATCCACCTTATAAGAATACTAAAGGTTATGGATTTAAGTTTGATCATGATGACTTCTATCAATGGTGTATAAACAAGAAAAATGATGGTCACTTAGTTTTTATTAGTGAATATAACGCACCTTTTGATTTAGCATGGTCACAAGAAGTAAGTATTTCTTTTGATGCAAAATCGAACAAGCAAAAAAAGACAGAGAACCTTTATAGAGTCCATGAAAAATCAAAATTTAAATTAATTACCTATTGATTAGAGGTGTCTTTTGAACGCTGTTGAAGATAGAGAAGAGGCCAAAGAGTTTTCCAAGGATGTCAAAGCCCGTCGGGGGTGGTGGTTCTCTGTCATGTTCTTGGTCTTAATAGTTGTCCTGATCTTATTCCTGACTTATGTGAAGATCGTTGACGAAAACCGAGATGTCTTAGTTGGGATACTTGGCGTGATCACTGGATCAATCTCTTCAATGGTTGCTATTGCGAGCGGTCGTGATCCATCCGAAGTGGAAGAACTGAAAGACAAGTTGGCCTCAGCAAATGCAGACAGAGAAGCTTTGATCGCTAGACTTAGAGACGCACAAATACAAATGCAATTGAAGACCGACCAACTCATGGAGCTTCAAGGAGCTGTCATTGACAAGCTTTCCTTATTCAGTGGACAGAAACCAATCAAGACAAGATCAGTTGATCAAGTGATCCTTGATCCGAATGTTGAGCAGTGGATTCCTAAAAAGTAGTTGAAGTTTTAAACTCATCAATTTATAAGAACTTGGCAGGTTGAACAAACTGCAATCTTGGCAAAGATAGGAATAAAGGTCACGTACTAAGGCGGTGACCTTTTTTTCTATGTAGAGAAAACACTTGATTTTATACTGAACAAGCTTTTATTGATAAATAGATGTTCAGTGTTTATATTGTTTGTAAGCACCAAAAAACCAAGGGGCGCTGATGAGCAAAGAAAAAACAAATGAACGCTCTATAAAGCATATGAGAGCTCTTACACCACGCTTTGTGACTAAAGGCATAACAGGCACACAGTTAAGCGGTGGAGTTATAACGGGAAAAGAGCAAAACTCTCAACTCACTGGACTTAATTGGGTACAAGAAGCAGAAGAGATGGTAAGGACGGATCCAATCGTGAGACGCTCTTGGCATATGCTCCGACAAACTCTATTGAGTGCGACTTGGCGCTTTGAGCCAGGAATCGAGAATGATCCTGTAGCTGATGAGCTAGCTCGATTCGCCAATGAGTGTTATGGCTTCGATGGTTTCGCTGGTCAGATGACAGTCTCTTGGGAAGATCAACTTGCTTATTTATTCGAGTTCGTCCCATTGGGGTATCGGTACGCTGAAGAGATCTATCGAGTTGGACCGGATAGTCAAGGTCGAGTCAGAGTATGGCTTGATCATTATGCTGACAGAGAACCAAGCGCTCACAATCGTTGGCTATCAAGAGACAGTCAAAATCTTGATGGAGTGCTTCAAAATACAGTTGGAACTACTTATGTTCCTGAACCTATACCTGCCAACAAGCTTTTATTGTTGACGCTGAATAAAACAGGTTCAAACTTTGAGGGCGTTGGGATGTTGCGCCCTGTTTGGTGGTGGTGGCGAACTAAACAACGAGTATCAAACTTAATGTGTGTGGGTCTTGATCGTTGGGCTGTGCCGACTCCAAAAGTTAAGGTTGATCGGTCACAAGCCGAAGCTCTTGGCCTCAGTGATGGCGACATTGACGCAATGATTGAAGACGCTGAAGCGCAAGCCCAAAGTTTTATCAGTGCTGAACAATCTTATCTTGTAGAGAATGGTGCTGTCAGTTTTGAAACCTATGCTGCTACACCTAATCTTTATGCAAGTGGACCAATCGAAATCATTGCAAAGTGTGATTCTCAAATCTCTTCAGCGTTCTTAACTCAGTTCGCAGACTTGGGCAATACTGAAACTGGAGCAAGATCAGTCGGTGAGATTCATCTATCTGTCTTCAGAAGATCAGCAATCAATCTTTGTGATCTTGTAGCTAGTCAAGTCAGTGGAGTTGATAGGCGAGGCGGTGGAACTATCGGACGTTTAATCCGTTGGAACTATGGTCTTGTTGATCCTTCCAAACTTCCAAAGCTTACTCATACAGGTCTTGATACTGATGACTTAGCGGAATCGCTCGGCATGTTACCTGGTCTTGTTCAGTCGGGTCTACTCACTCCGGACGATGAACTTGAAAGAGCAATCAGAGAACGTCTTGGAGCAGGTGACTTGCCTGAAGATGCTCAACGCTCGGCACTTGAGAGAACAAGCTCAGTTAAAGGCGGTGGTGCCATGGCAGCACTCACAGAGCAATTGATCAAGCGGAGGCGAAAGAATGGCTAAGAAGAGAACACAAGCTCAGACTCCTGCGCCAAAAAAAGATCAAAAAACAGGTAGCTCCAAGAATCCCAAAGGTAGCGCAAGCGGTGCAAGAGGTGGAATCAAGATAAGTGACCAAGCAGTCAAGAGTCTTGAGAACATGAGAGACAAGCACAATGATCGCTATAATGCCAAATCTAAAAAAGTAGATATGGGTACACTTAAAGCGGTCTTCCGAAGAGGTGCCGGAGCTTTTTCTGTGAGCCATCGACCAGGCATGAACAGAACTCAGTGGGGTCTTGCTCGTGTCAAAGCTTTCCTTAAGTTGGTCGGAACAGGTGAAAGAAAGAAAGCATACAACACTGATCTTGATCTACTTCCCAAAGGCCATCCACAGAGAACCGAGAAAGAAAAGAAAGCTGAAACCTTAGCTCCTAAGAAGTATTCACATATTGACTTCACTCCACCAAAAGGAGCGCAAGAGTCAGCCAAGCGAGCTTTAGAAGTTCGTGCTGATAAGCCACCAAGTCAGCGGGGTATGACACCAGTAGGAATCGCAAGAGCAAGAGACTTAGCCAATGGCCAAACTCTTTCTCCCGATACAGTGAGAAGAATGTTGGCATACTTCACAAGACATGAAGTGGACAAGCAAGGTTCCACGTGGAACGAACAAGGTAAGGGTTGGCAAGCTTGGCATGGTTGGGGCGGTGATCCTGGCTTTGCCTTTGCTCGGAAAGTAGTCAAACAAATGAATACAGCAGACGAAAAAAGTACAGCACTCCGAGCTTATGGAGAAGCTGTTCAAATCAGTTTTAATGAACCATCATATGACATCCCCGATGGTCTAACCATTGGCCGACCATTCAAGACTTTAGCTCTTGGCCAAGTCTCATCTCGTATGAGTGGCGATGCCGTTGGCAAAGAGATCAATCAAGATCTACTTCAAGAGATGGTCAGAGTCTTTAATGATCGCAAGTCTAACGACCCTGTAATCATAGACTGGCAACATGCCACTTCACCATTTCAGGGCGGAACTCCTGCTCCTCCCGAAAGTGGAAACGCTCTTGGCTTGATAGTAGAACTCGACCTTAGAGAAGATGGACTCTATGCAACTCCTGCTTATAATGAACGAGGATTAGAAGTAGTCAAGAACGCCGGTGGTGTTCTTTGGTCTAGTCCTGAGTTCTTGAATGGAGAAGTTTACTCAAGAGATGGCGGTGCCAAAATTGGAAACGCTCAACTCTTAGCAATCACACTTACACCACGACCTGCTCAATCACACGACAAGATTGAAAGGGTGACACTAAACGAAAGGACAGCTTTTATGGATAACATCGAAAGCATGTCTGTTGAAGAACTCCGCCAAATGCTTGTCGCAAAAGACGAGATGGTGAAAGAGCTTGAGCAGAAAATGAAAGATCTCATGGCTGAGTCTGAAGCTTCAATGAATAAAGAAGAAGAAGACAAAGACAAAGAGGAAATGGCTGAAAAGAAAGAGGATGAGGACAAAGACAACAAGCTTGCTCATACTCCAGACCATGACGAGAAAGAAGAGAAGAAAGACTATAAGATGAGCGAGCAAATCGAACTCGGTGAGTCTACTCTTCTTAATGAAGTTCAAGCACTTCGTGAGAACAACGCTAAATTAAATGATCGTATTGAAGCCATTGAAGCTGAGAAACGTGAAGTTGAGAAGCGTGAAGCAATCAACACTCTTTTAAATGAGGGTAAGATCACACCATCTGAAGCAGTTGTCGCCGGCAAAGCTTTTGAGCTTCGTGAGCTTCAAGGCGAGTTTTGGCAAATGTTCTCTGAGCGACCATCAAACAGTGCAATCCCACTCGTTGAGGTTGGTCATGGCGCAAGCGGTGAAGAGATCTCACGAGCAACTCTTGACGCTAAGATTCGTGAAACTGCTAATGAGAAAAGCATGAGCTATTCCGAAGCATTAAATTACATTCAACAAAATCAAACTGATTTCTACACTAAAGCTATGGAGGCTTAATCATGGCTAACACAGATAATATTATTACCCTTGTGGCTGCCGAAGCCATCACCGAGTTCGCTCTTGTGTCTGTTGACGGTGCAGGTAAAGCAACTATCACTGACGCTGCTACTGAAGACAATTGCATTGGTGTTGCTCAACGTGCTTGCTCAACTGGAGACGTTGTTGAAGTTGTTGCTTTTGGCATGACTAGAGCAATTGCAGGCGGAACTATCGCACCGGCTACAATGAATCTTTTGATGGCTACAACAGCGGGCAAGCTCATTGCCTTTGATGGAGCAACTAGCAAATACGCAGTCGCTCGCATGATTCCAAACATCAATCAAGTTGGCGCTTCAAGTGGCGATCAAATCAAGGTCGTTTTCACTGGCCCTAGCAACCTAACTCAAATTAGCTAAGGAGATAACTCATGGCTTCAAGTTATAGTAATATACATCCAGTAGATCAAATCTTAACAAGTCTTGTTAATGAAGCGATTCCATCAGATAACCAATTGATCGCTGACAAGGTTCTTGAGACTGTCAAGATTCCTGAGCGTTCAGGTACTCTTCTTTTAGAGGAGACTAGAAACTTCATGGGTGCAGGTGCAGGTCTTGACCTTGAGCGAGCTCCAGGTTCTAGTCGTGCAACCATTGGTGGTTTCGATCGTTCAAGCCAAACTTATAAAGCTTTGATCTATGGCGCTTCTGACTCTATCGCTATGGAAGACATTTTCGACAGCCAATACCCTGGCAGTGAAGAAGCTCGACTCGCTAAAAAAGTAAGCCGAGTAATTAAGCTTGCTCGTGAGAAACGTTGCGCTGATCTTCTTTTTGGCACTGGCAACTTCAACAATGGTGATTGTGGAGTGACTTTTGGTGAGAAGTTTAACGCTGCAGGAGCAACTCCACTGACTCACTTGCACACTCTAAAAGATACAGTGTTTGCAAATGCTCACGGTATCAATCCGGATAGTCTTGTGTTTGGTCGTGGATTATTCCGACAGCTTGCAAAGAATCCTGAAGTTCGTGGATATGTTGGAAGCTCAACAGCAGGTATTGCAAGCGGAAATCTTATCTTGAATGATGAAGCTGTAATCTCTGTTCTTCGTGACGTTCTTGGTATCCCTAACATTTATGTTGGTCAAGCACTCCAAGATACTGCAGTTCCAGGAGCGACTTCAAGCGAGTCAGCAATTTGGACTGATGATGTTCTCTTCATGGGTATCTTACGAGGCTCGGACGCTATTGTACAAAAGAGCGGAAACGTCAAGGGGATGCCAGTTGGCGCTCTAAACTTGAGCTTCAATAGTGTTGTAGCCGGTCAATATGACTCATTAGACAAGACTCGACGCTATGTTTACGCTGAAGAAGTTGGCAAGTTCCATGCTGTTGACTCAACTCTTGGCTTCATCTTGACTGACTGTCTATAAGCCATGACTTGCACTTGTGGCCATGAACACACTCTCTTAGCTGAGAGAGAAGACGCTGACAAATTAGCTGTTGAAGATATGACGAAACAAGCTAAAAGTCAGAGTGGTGCGATGGCCACATTAACAAGAGCAAGAGTCAAACAGCTCAAAGCTGAGATTTCAGCTGAGCAAACTTTCGCCTCCACTCTTCGGAAAGCGAGAGCACAACTATTAGAGACAGTGGAGACAGCTATCACAGCTAGTAATCCATTGACTCTTTTAAATCTAAATGATGAACAGCTTCTTGAGTTCATCCTACAAGGTGGCCTTGGACTCGCACTTGATGAGTTTATTGAACAACAAGAAGCAATTAAAGAAGCTGCTGAACAAGCTATCAAAGCAATTCAACCCAACTTTGGGTTTGACTCGATAGCTCCACAGCTTGACACTATACAATCAACAACAGCTCAAGCTGTATTTGATGAAGTGATTCTACCTACTTTTAAAACTAGCATTAATCAATCGTTAAGAGATCTCTTAGTTGATATCCCTCCCAACATTGTAATGAGTAACTTAGAAGCAAGTCTTAAGCGTTCTGAGGGTACACAGTTAACAAAAGTAAAAACAATGATCTCTCAATATGGTCGAAGTGTGACAGCGGTGGCCGCAGAGGCCGCAGGACTTGACCACTATTTATATACAGGTCCAAAGGATGGAATCACTCGATCATTCTGTAGAGTATTGATAAATCTTGTTGTTAATGACAAACAAATGAGAAAGCTTAATAATGGACAAGGATTAAGCGTGATCACTTCCGGTGGTGGCTATAACTGTCGACATAGTTGGAGTCCAGTTACTGAGGGATTTGTCGAAGCTGCTAATCTGACCAAGGCTAAACAAGCCGATATAAACAAAGCAAACAGGAGCGCCAAAAGATGAGAAAAGCAATAACAGGCCAAAACTATCTATTTGAATATAATGCTCCAACACCATTAAGCACAGCTCCAACTTTGGTGGTTAAAGGTGGTTCTTCTGCTTTTAGTGAGACAATGACCCAAAGCCGAACTGACTTGACAGTCAATTCAATCGCAACAGATAGAAGAACATTAACATTGAGCGCAAGTGCAGTCTCTCTTCATCGTGATCAAGCTAAAGGTTTCTTGGTTACGGATGGAGATACTTGGTTTTCAGTGACCATTTCAAGAGTAGTTGGAACGACTGCCATTCTTGCCGAACCACTCCCAAGAGAGATCGACCTGAGCACAAATGCCACTTTAGTATTTTCAATGTACTATGTGACGGTGACAAGTTCAGCGGTCACAGCGTTAAGCGGTTACTATCCTTATGAGCTTAGTTACTCGGCAGACCTTGGAAGTCAGAATCATGTTAAGCTTGAAAAAGGAATCATCAAAGCAACTCCAAGACCTTTTGACACTGGCCTTGATCATGATGATTTTGTGGCGACCTTTGCAAACTTAGCGGATATGATTCCAAGAAGACAGAGCGACTTTCAACCACAGATCAAAGCTAGTCTTGATGAGATTGCTTTAATGATTAGAAATGTCATTTCTTCAAATGATGACATCACAGAAGATGAAGTTTTCAATGCAGAATCTTTTAAGCTTGCTCATGCTTATTGCACAGCTTCAAGAGTCTATGAACTCAGTCTCCAACTTGATGTTGCTGAAGCTATGAGAACAAGATGCCAAGAGCTTCTTGATTCTGCTTTGGGTTCGGTGGCTTTGGATCTTGATGGTGATGGCATTGTTGACAGTGGTGAAGAAAGTATCAGCCGAAAAGGTGGAAGTGCTTCCGACTTTCGAGCCAGTTGGCGCTCATATAGTAAAAACTCTTATGATGCGTTCTTCACTCCTAAACGTGGAATGAGACACTGATGGCAGCTAAAGTTACATTGAATCTTCCAAGAAGTCTTTGGACTGCTAAAGACTCATTAGGACTTGCATCAAATACGCTAGCTCAAATTAAGATTAGAACTGGAAAGGGAGTTGATGCCAATGGACAACCTTTTAAAGACTACTCTCAAAATCCTATTTATGTTTCAAAGAAAGGTGCTCGATTAGCTCCCAAAGGTGGCCGACCATCAAGGACAGGTAAGAGTATCTATTATAATAAAGGCTATGCACAATATAAAGAAGATAGTCGGAGGCGAGGGCAAGGGGGCGAAAGTGCTAGCGTTGACTTGGTTCTCAGTGGGAATATGCTGAATAACTTTGTAGTGACCGAAGCGACCAAAGATGGATTCAAAATAGGACTGACTAAAAACGCTCAATATGGTTACGCTGTAAATGAAAAGCGAGAGTTCATTGGACTCACTCCTGGTGAGATTGAAGTCATTGTCAAAGCTGTCGAGATTGATCTAAGGAATAAATTAAAATGAGTCAAGGCATCTTTCAATCATTAGAATACTTAGAGAACTTAGTTGAGGGAATCACACCAAAGACAGATTCTCATCATGGCTTTGTCGCTGTTAATCGTGGAAATGGTCACACTATACCACTTGAAGAGAGAGCAAACTCAACTCGCTATTTTGAGTTAAGAATTGATGGACTTGCTCAAGACGATGGACAAGCCGGTCTTAGTGGTCGGAAACGTTCAAGAGTGCTTTGTCGTGTTAGATATGACATCCCTCAAGATGATGGTTTCTTACTTCGCTTGATGAATGAGGATTGTGCTAATCTCATCGACACTTTAAAAGGTCCACAATATAATCTTGCTACGACAGGGATAGTTAGTTTGATTCCTTTGTCTGCTAACATCGAAACCATATTTGACTCTCAAGGCGAGCGATTAGCGTTTTTGTTGTCGCTCCCTTTTGATTTACTTTTTTTGGAGGCTTGAAAAATGGCTGTTACACACCGTTCTCTATCAATCGCTGTTGAGAGTTCTTTTGGCTCTTTGTCTGCAACCACTGGACTTCCAAGTGCAAGCGGTTTGACTTATACTTCAATTCCTTGTGAACGTGACCCAATTGTGATCGCAGGTGAGCCAGTAGTCTCTGAGCGCAACGACGCAAGAGATGGTTCTTATTTTGTACCAAGTGAACCAGACACAGTTTATTCTTCGGGTTCAAGAGTAAGGAGAAGAACAGGTCAAATTGTTTGCCGAGTTGATCTTACAACTATTGGAAGTGCTGCTGATAATTACACCACCAACTATCTTGGTTTGCTTCTTGGAGCAGGTCTTAAAACCAAACTTCCAAGCGTGATCATTGACACTGTAACAGGTGTAAGTGGAAACGATTATACGCCAAACAGAGCTCCTGCTGTTGCTGACATTGGAACTCTAATCAGCACAACTATCGCAGGTCGTGCAGAATATAGCGCTATCACTGACAATGATGGTGGGACAGGGAATACAATCTGTTCTCCTGCTTTTTCAGGCAACAGCTACACAGCATTAAGAGGACTTCAGACTTGGTACACACCAAGCCGAACACAAACAGGAAACTTTGAGAGTTCAGTCGCCTTTATCATTGAGGGTGTGAACTTCAAGACTTTGGCCTTTGGTTGTGTTTTAGAGTCTTTAAGCATCTCACTTGATAATGGTCGCCTCATGGCTGACTTTACTTATCAATCAGCTTATATCACTGATGATCATGCAAATGCATCCGGACCAACCGAGCCAAGTTACAACACTGGAGCAGCTCCACTTTTCAGAGGTTCATATGTTGTATTGAGTAGTGCATCACCATCAAGTTTATCAAATGCTTCTTCACCGGATGCACTTGGTCGAATCGCTCTTGATTGTGAGGATTTCAGCTTAACCTATACAAACACTCTTACACCACTTGGACATTCAAATAGCATCTTAGCCATGAGTGGTATGGAGATCAGTGATGTTGCTGTTGAACTGTCGTTAACTATCTCAACAGTCAACACAGCAATCAAAGACGATTTCTTCAATCGTACAGTTCGCCAGGTATTAGTTGGAACAGGTCCACAAGGCGATGGACAGGGATGTGCAATTATGCTTCCTGCTGCTATGCTCACAAATGATCCGAATGTATATGACATTAGTGGGAATGATATAGTAAGACAGAACTTGACATATCAACAGAGTCGCTATGCCGGAGACTTCGGAACTTCATCTTATGAAGACAATGCAGGCAACTCACCATTTAGAATCGCTTTAGGAGTTTAATCATGGCCTTGCATTTTCTTACTAGCTCTAACGAATCAATTGACGTTGTGGTGACTTGTGATTCATCAGTTGAAGCGACCGAAGAACAACGGAACGATTATTTAAATAGTGGTTCTCTTGATGATCTCGGAAATGTTGGAGAAGATGCAACCAAGTTTAAACTCAAAGCTTTGTCTCCATCGGAACGAGAAGAAGCTGAAGTCCGAGCAGGTGCTTACACTCGAAGCGAGCTTGGCCGATTGCTATGGGTTGAAGCTCCCACCGAACCCAAAGAACGTGCTGTTTGGCATCATGGCTTAACTGATGATGAGCGTGAAGCGATGTCTGATTATAACGCTTATTTACAACGTGTTTATATTGAGATGATTATTGGCAGCCTAACACATATTAATGGTGAAGAAGCTACGATGAGCATGGTCAATAATATAAGACCTGACTCAAATAGAATCCAAACAATAAGCGAGCTAGTCATGCACATTCAAAGGATAAGTCTACTTGGTATTGAGGGAAAATCGCTTTAGCCTCTAGTGTATGGTTGAACCACAGTAGAGGCAGAGCTTGGACATGTGAACAATGCCAAGCCCAAAAGGGACTAAGAAGACTCAGGGGGAATTGTGGAGGCTCTTTTAAACAAGGACTTCCTCAAGCCCAAAGTGATGAGCTTGGTCTTTACTTGCCAGGTTATCGAATAGCTCCCGACTGTGGAGAAAACTATAGTGACCTTAAGATCAGATCTTGTCCGGTGGCTTCATCGAATAGACTAGCGTCAATCGTTCAAGCTTATCATAGGCATCGCCAAGGCTTGGCCAAAATTACACACACATATCCAAATCCAAGTTGTGCCTTACTTGAAGCGGTTGATGTGCTACACTC